ATCTGGAACTTTGATGATACTGTTGTCTCTGTAGTTCCAGAAGGAGAGGTTCCTTATAAAGAAAATGAAGTTCCGGTAGGAACTGATCATACTTCTCTACGTAGAGAGTATAAGCACCTGTATAATTTTGTAAAAGGTGGTAATGATAGTCTCTCTGCAATCCGTAGAGAGAGTATGTTCATCCAAATGCTGGAAGGTTTGCATCCTGAGGAAGCAAAAATTCTTTGTCTTGTGAAAGATAAAGCACTATCAACTAAATATAAATTAACATATGATATTGTTGCCACGGCTTATCCTGACATTCAGTGGGGTGGTCGTTCATGACAGTTGCCGTAGAGCAAGAAAAGGAAATGGTCGAATCTAGCACAGACGCCAATCAAATTAATCCATCTGATTATAGTTGCCAGATTCTCCTGGAAAAAACTACACTTGAAATTGCGAATGACAAAACATATCCTACAGATGCCAGACTTATCTGGTACATCTCTGATGGTGTAGAGTGTATTGATCTCACCCGTTGTGGTAAAGTATCAAAGATGTTTGATATGTATTATGATCGATATGGAAAAGGTTCAGTTCAAAAAATTGATTTTGGATATGGAACAGTTAACCCTAAACTTTGGGGACAAAAACCAAAGAAAGAAAAGAAGAGAAAATGAATGACGATGAATTGAGGTCTCAAATAGAGGGTCTCATCCGTGATGAAATCCAAGAGAACATTAATGAATATGTTGATTCTATGGAAGAGACAAAGCAATCAGGTCTTGGATTTGTCTCTAATGATGATAATCAACAATTGAAAGTCAAAGTCTCTCAGAAAGAGATTGATAGAATTATCAAACAATATAAAAAAATGAAGAAGGGTGAGAGATCTAATCTTTCACACATCAAAAAACTTGGATTGGTTGATAAGAACGGTAGACCACTAAAATAAATACACCAGCAGGAGTGTAGCGTATGCTTTCAACCCAATACCGGTTGCGTCTTGAAGCAATTTGTGAAAAAATTGTTTCAGGAGAAGAAGTAAGTTTGGCAGATATGATCTGGGCAAACAAATTAGCAAAAGCAAATAAGTCTGCTTCTGAAATATTAAAGAAAGCAAGAAGAACCGCTGCTAATCCTGACATTCAAGAAGGTGGTCTTGATGATTTTATGATACAGATGGGACTAGGGGATCCTGACCCATCTAATCACACCAAAGGATTCCAAAATACCGATGAAATAGCAGAGTGGTTTCACGAAGATAGAACAGATGATTGGAGGCAGAGAGACTAATGCAAGCTTTAATTTATTCTAATGGCAGTCAAGAATGTGAAAGGGCTCAAGACCTTCTTCAAAGTATCAAGGAGGATGTGAGAGTTTTTAACCTCAATAAAGATTTTACAGAAAAAGAATTTCGTGCAGAGTTTGGTCATGAGGCAGAGTATCCTCAGATTTCTATCGGACTCAACCATAGAGGTTCTTTGAAAGAGACCCTTCAATACTTGTTTAAGAAATAGTTAAACTGTATCACAAATTACAAAACAACTTGCATACATATTGAAAGAGTGCTATAATGTACTCATCGTTCATCCCTTCGGGGACGCAAGTAAGTCGCGGAACGGAGCGTTCATCCCATGATTGATTTCCTACTTTATTCTAGCCTTCTATGTGAAGATGCTGATGCTATCATGCTCAGGATCAAACAAAATGACGACATGAATAAAGTTGTTAAATTAGAACTCGTTGACACAATTATGGAGGCAACTCCTAACTGTCCATGGGACGCAAACGACTAAAGGAACGGACCTAAAAATCCAACTACTTTAGGAGTAACTATCATGAATACACTTAACTTGATCAGGAAGCAGATCAAAAAAGCATCTGCTTTGCACGACGCACAAATTACTCATACTGTCTATCGTGGCATTGTGACTAATAAGTACAAAGTCGAACCAAAAGAAGTTCACGGTAACTTTACTTATCGCGGACAAGCATACAATAAGTGATTGACTTACTAATACATTATTGATATACTGGGAGGGTAACCTCCCATTTTTTATGGAAAGAGATAAACTAAAACTTATAGTGAGGAATCTCAAACTACTTGTTGATGCATTAGAGAGTGAAGTATTCTCTGATGTGGATTCATACACAACAAAGCAGGAGAACTTTGATGATCCTGCTATAAATTATATAACAGACTACGACGAAGTATTTGATGACGATGATGGATACCCTGACTAAATTGATTAGTGTCACTCCTGACGCTGAGAAACACATGGCATATTGTGCCCGTGTGAGCAATCCAAATAATCAGGAGAATGAAAAGTTCTCTGGACTGCTGAAGTATTGTGTGAAGCATCAGCATTGGAGTATCTTTGAGCAGGCATATATGACTCTGGAGATTAACACTACCAGAGGAATCGCAGCTCAAATTTTGAGGCACCGTAGTTTCACATACCAAGAATTTTCACAACGATATGCTGATTCTTCCCTACTCGCGAAGACGATTCCACTACCAGAACTCCGTAGACAAGATACCAAGAATCGTCAGAATTCTATTGATGATGTTGATCCGTTTCTAAATCAAAAGTTTCAGATTTTGATGCAACATCATTTCATTCAAGCAATGGATCTCTATCAAGATATGCTTGACTCAGGAATCGCGAAGGAGTGTGCTCGTTTTGTACTTCCTTTGGCGTGTCCCACCAAAATTTACATGACGGGCTCAGTAAGATCATGGATCCATTATATCGATTTGCGTTCTGCAAATGGCACACAGAAGGAGCATATGGATATTGCTTTAAGTGCTAAGTGTATTTTCTGCTGTCAATTCCCTAGTGTTGCAGAGGCACTTGGATGGGAAAGGGCAGACGATTGTCCTGACTGCTATGATCAACCTGCTATTCTTATCGAATAGTCTAAATATTAGTAACAATAACTTGAGGTTTATGCCAACATACCCTGTAATTAATTTGAAGACAAAGGAAACAAAAGAACTTAGTATGTCTATGAAGGCATATGATGAGTGGAAGAAAGAGAATCCGGACTGGGATAAAGATTGGTCGCAAGGATGTGCTAGCACACAAGAGATGTTTAGATGGACTGGCGAGGCTGCTTCCAGTGGATGGAATGAAGTCTTGGACAGAGCATCTAAACAACCGGGTGCTAATGTCCGTAAAAACCGCGATTACTCTTTCTAATTTTTACATATGCCAGCAAAAAGAAAGTCCCAAACCCCTATCGTTCCATTTGGAATGAGCAACAAGCATATGAAGAGAAAAAAACCAATCAACTCAGACTTGATGAAACCCATCGAGCCTCTGACAGAAAACCAAGAAGAACTTTTCCGTTGTTACAAAAACAATCAGAACCTTGTTGCCTACGGGTGTGCAGGAACTGGTAAGACTTTTGTAACCCTCTACAACGCTCTGAAAGATGTCTTTGATATGAAGACACCTTATGAGAAGATCTACATTGTCAGATCGCTTGTAGCGACTAGAGAGATTGGTTTTCTACCTGGTGATCACGAAGACAAATCTTCTCTTTATCAGATTCCATACAAAAATATGGTGAAGTTTATGTTTGAACTTCCCACTGAAGCAGACTTTGAGATGTTGTATGGCAATCTTAAAACCCAAGGGACTATCTCATTCTGGTCTACAAGCTTCATTCGTGGAACAACTCTTGACAATGCTATCATTATTGTTGACGAATTTCAAAACTTAAACTATCATGAACTTGATAGTATTATCACCAGAGTTGGTGAAAATAGTAAGATTATGTTCTGTGGAGATGCCACTCAAACTGATCTTATCAAAGATAGAGAGAAGAATGGCATTGCAGACTTTATGAAGATCTTGCGTATCATGCCATCAGTAGATATTATTGAGTTCGGAGTGGAGGATATTGTTCGCTCTGGACTTGTAAAAGAATACTTGCTTGCAAAATTAGAAACAAATGTAGAATGAATTTTACTCATCATAATTATCTCGGTGATCTTGAATTAAACAAAAAAGAAACCAATGGCATCCGTCTCTACAACCTTCCCAGTGGAGATTGGGTGCCTTCTATTACATCTGTAACTTCGTTTTACAACAGAGAGATCTTTGTTAAGTGGAGAAAGAGAGTTGGTATTGAAGAAGCAAACCGTATCACAAAAAAAGCAACCACCCGTGGAACTGATTTCCATGCGGCAACTGAACTTTATATGTTGAACAAAGAAATAAACTGGGATGAGTTTAGACCTCTGACCAAGTTTATGTTTCATCATGCCAAACCATATCTGGACAAGATAAATAATATACACGCTATAGAGAGGACTCTATATTCTGAGTACCTTGGATTAGCAGGTAGAGTTGACTGTATCGGAGAGTACGAAGGCGAACTTGCAGTCATCGATTTTAAAACATCCGAAAAAATTAAACCAGAAGCATGGCTAGAAAACTACTTCGTTCAGGAAACTTTCTACGCTGCTGCTTATTATGAGTTGACTGGTATCCCCGTCAAAAAACTTATCACTATTATGGTTACACCTGGTGGTGAGGTCGAAGTATTTGACAAAAGGAACAAAGGGGATTATATTAAACTATTAGTACGATATATTAAAGAATTTGTATCTCACAATCTTAGGTCACAAGATGGAGAATGAATTAGAAAAAGTATTGGAGAGCAAATTCTTTTGCCCCTCTCGATTCGCACAAGAAATAGAAACTCTTGTCCATCAAGGTGATGGTATGAGTTATATTGATGCTATCTTACACTTCTGTGAGAAACAAAGTATTGATGTTGAATCTGTACCTAAACTAATTTCAAAACCACTTAAAGAAAAAATCAAATACGAAGCAATGGAACTAAACTTCCTCAAGAGAAGTTCCAGAGCAAAATTACCTTTGTAATTCATTTTCGGGAGAAAAAATTTTCCGGCAAAAAATTACTATATTACTTTTTTTGATGATGCCGTTTGACGCTTACAAGCAATATCTTTCGTTGAAGAATCACTTCACAAAAGATAAGTATGACTACCACAAATATTGTGGTAAGAGTCGTGCTACCGTACAGTCTTTCTATAAAAGGAAAGACCGTTTCTGGTTTGAAAAACTTGCCCGAAACAAATCAGATCAAGAAGTCATTGAGTTTTTTATATCTAACTTTATCACCTGCACTGATCCAAGTAAGCTTTGGATAGGAGAAATGATTCGCGAAGGTGAGGATAGATATACATCTTGGAAGAAAAGAACTCAATCACTTTCCTACGTCTTTAGAGAAGAGATGGAAAGTGTACTTGCAGATCAAGATTTAGATTTTGTATTTGCAAACAAAACAGGTCATCCACCAATACTTAAAAAGTATTTGAGTGGTGACATCTCTATCGAAACTCTGGTTATCTGTGATAAGATTCTTGGGTATCGAAATGACTACGATAAAAAACTGACTGACCCAGTGTGGGAAACCGTCAGTATGAGAATGAAGAAGTATTCTCCGTTCCTAAATATCGATGTATTCCGTTATAAAAAAATTCTAAAGGAGATTGTACATGGCACTTAGTAATGCTGAAGTATTAGAAAATCTGCGGAAGCAGAAAGTTGAAATTGAAACGCAACTTGAAAGTCTTCGCACTACATATCTGAAAGTTCTTGGTGCTATTGATGCACTTGAGCAAATTGAAGAATCGAATGCTGAACCTGAAGAGGAGGAGTCCGAAGAAGAATGAGTTTCTTTGACTCAGAAGTTGTCCGTGCCGAAATGGCAGAGATAAGTGAATTGCAAGAAGATGTTTATCGTAACGTCTTTGATTTCCCTAAGATGAATAGGGAAGAAAAAATGTTTCATGTATCTCTTCTGGAGAGGTTGATTGATAAACAGAGAGTTCTTTTTACTCGTCTAAGTTTATCCGACGATCCAGAAGCAAAACTAATGAAACAAAATATCATTGACTCTGCTCAAATGATGGGTCTGCCTGACGGGGCAGATATGAATGTCATCTTTGCTAATATGAATAAAATGCTTGAAGTGATGAAGCAACAGATTGACAGCGGTGCTGCCGACTAGTAGAATAACAGAGTACACACAAGCCAAATCCAACAAATCTAACGAATCCTATGTCTTTTGCAAATCTTAAAAAGCAATCCTCTCTTGGTTCCCTGACCTCTAAACTGGTCAAAGAAGTTGAGAAAATGAATAATACTGGTGGAGGTGGAGATGACCGCCTGTGGAAACCAGAGATGGATAAGACAGGTAATGGATACGCAGTTATCCGTTTCCTCCCTGCCCCTGATGGAGAAGATCTCCCCTGGGCGAAGATGTACTCCCATGCCTTCCAAGGTCCTGGTGGTTGGTACATTGAAAACTCACTGACCACTATCGGTCAAAAGGATCCCCTTGGTGAGTATAATCGCGAACTCTGGAACAGTGGCAGTGATGCCGATAAGGATACTGTTCGTAAGCAGAAGCGTAAACTGTCCTACTATGCCAACATCTATGTTGTGCAGGACAAAGCAAATCCACAGAACGAAGGTAAAGTCTTCCTCTACAAGTTTGGTAAGAAGATCTTTGATAAGGTCATGGAAGCAATGCAACCTGAGTTTGAGGATGAGACTCCAATCAATCCCTTTGACTTTTGGCAAGGTGCTAACTTCAAACTGAAGATCAAGAAGGTTCAAGGTTACTGGAATTATGACTCATCTGAATTTGATCGCACTGCACCACTCTTGGATGACGACGATGCTCTTGAAGCCCTCTGGAAGAAGCAGTATTCATTGACTGCCTTGACTGCTACAGATCAATTCAAGACTTATGAACAACTGCAGAATCGTCTGCAGATGGTTCTGGGTCAGAAGTCTTCCCGTCCTCGTTTCGATGAAGAACTTGAGGATGAGAGTGAAGGTCGTGGATCTTTCTCACCCAACTTTGAGGCGAGCAAAGCACCCGAAGCAGACTTCAATGCACCAGACATTACCCCAACTAAGTCTTCGGACTCAGATGAGGATGATGCTCTGTCTTACTTCCAAAAACTGGCAGAAGAATGATTACTGGAACAGTCTGATATCATCAGCAGTCTTAAGGGTTTCACTCACATATTGAGTGGAACCTTTTTTATATGTCATCATTTCTTCCATATCATCGAGCACAATACCAAGGTATCTTGGTTTTAATAAAAATATATTTCTCTTTTCATCTTCAAGTTTTTCTTCATATTGATAGTTTGTAACTGTAGTTGATATGTTACTTAGAGTAAAAAGTTGATCAGTTACTGTGTCAGTATATGAGAAAGAGAATATAGAATCGCATCTAAGTCCAGACTTCATCATTACAATACCATT